GTGAGAGCTCACGTGAGGCTTCATGTATGAGATATTTCCGTTTCTTGTCAGATGGTGTCATGAGCTGTTCATCAAAATATGATAGTGCCTTCTTCATCTTCGTGGCTACAAGACTAAGGGCATGCTTGTTTTCGAGTCCTGCATTGCCAAATAGTCGTGCTGCTATCTTCTGTTCTCTCTCCTTTTCAATGAGTCTTGCCGCATCTCTCATTTTCTCGGCAGTGATCAAGCGATTGGTTCGGATGATTCTTCTCGGTTTCGGTATCAGAGCTCGATTCTTGAAAAAATCTGGTAATTGATGATCGTCTTTCTCAATGACTTGAAGCAGCTCTTTCCGGCTATCACCGGGACCAAATGAGATTTCGGGTTTGAGTGCACCTTTGTCCTTTGCAAATTCCAAGGGGTCATCTGTGAGTGTATTGTCCATACAATCAAACAATTTCATGTCATCCCACCAGCTCAAGTTGAGGGATTCAATTAGGTTATACTGGCCACGGGAGCAATAAGATTCCAACAGTTTGACCTTCTCAGCAGGGCCAAGCGTATTGGGCATCATATTGTGCCTTTTCCTGTAGGATATGAGGAATAGACACTTTGCATGTCTGACAAGATTTTTGACAGCAGACTTGCTTATTTCCCGCTTTGTGTGAACTCTTTGCAGAAATTTCCTCACTCCTGCCTGTCCATCAACCTCGGCATAGAACACAAATTTATGTAGAGCAGAGAGCTCTTGCATATGCGTTCTACTCAATTTGTTTACTGCAATTATCATTCTGCAGAGAAATGATGCTTTCGGAGTCAGAAATTGTTTATTCGTCAACAATGCAGGAATGAGTCCAAAATCATAGGATACTTTCGATATCTTTTGATCTAATAACCAGAGATCATATGCAGCATCCATTATCGGTTTCCAGTTCATGGCGTATGCCTCATCATAATCTGACATATTCAGTAGGAACCCCTCCATGCTCTTCATGTAGTCTACCTGATGATTATGGTGACCCTCATGCTCAGTGAATTCAATAAGAATGGAAAAGAACTCAGTTGCCCACGTATACTCACTGCAGTTCTTGATGATATCGATGTTATTCATTGTGTCTGCCATGGTGAACACATAATCCAGATATGATGCCGGGCCACAAAACATTGTTGGTAGATTTGAATGATATATAGCAAAGTGTCCACCGCAAGCCAGTATCCCGAAGCTCCGCTTACTATCCTTGGCTCTATGCCAGTATACACCGTTCGAGAACATGGTAAACGTTGCTTCTTCGGTCACTGCATGATCAATATTATCCTTAAAATATGTATCTGAATCCTCTTTTGCAATATGGACACGTAATCTTTG